TGCGTCAAACAATATTACCTGTGACATGTGTTGCCTTTCGCACGGTATAGCGCCGCGCATCGCATGGGGCATTATTGCCGCCATATGAGAATCATACCGCTAACATGTAAGCCGTGTCTTTACACTTGGAACAATTCGACAATGGTGTCGAAGTGTAGCGCCGCATGGATATGCCTACGCCGGGAACCCCACCCGCACCCGACCCCCCAATATAGGTTGAGGGACTCTGGGCTGGCGGTAGCCAGCTAATCTGCACGAACTCCCAGCGTTTTTTTACGTTTCCCTAAGCCTCCCCCCACCCCCCTCATATAGGAAGACCCCCCCGTCACATTTCTAAATTTGCACCCCCACCCCTATGTGCTACACTTAGGGCCATCGTCCCAAAGGACTGCGTTGTATGACAATTACTTGTACGCCGGATTCCGGCATACCCATGCCGCCTGAAGATGCGCTTGAACCTGACTTGGTAGAGAGTACGCAGGCTGCGTGTAATACGATAGAGCTTCTAAAAGAAGAAGGTCTTGAAGTAACGCCGGATGATATGGATAAAGGCGTCGTAGCCGATATCATCGAAGAGTTTGCTGCAAGCGAAGATAGGGTCGAGCGCCCTGCGGCAGCTAAAGTGCTTGCAAAAACGCCTCCCTCCGCTATTGTTCTTGCCAGAGATATACTCGATGCCTTCTCACACTCCGTTGTAAATCGCGCCGTAGAGATTCGTCATCTTGTTACTAATAAGTTGATTATCGAATCAGATAATCCAGACCCGAAGGTTCGTCTTCGTGCATTAGAGTTGCTAGGTAAGATATCCGATGTAGGCTTGTTTACTGAGCGTAGCGAAGTTGTCGTGACACACCAAAGCTCATCGGAGCTTGAAGAACGGTTACGCGAGAAGCTGCGCAAGATTATGAACCCCGAAGGTATTGAAGACGTGAATGTTGTCGAGATTAACGGGGAAGCGTTGAACATTGGTAGAGAACTTGGGTTAGAAACGGAATCTGCGTCCGCATGAACTCCCTATCCGCCGCCGAAATTCAAAAGCTCTACAACAACCTGCATATACTATCCGCAGATGAGCAAGAAGAAGTGCTTAAAATTGCGGAAGAGTTGGAACGTAGGCGCGACGCGGAACGGTGCAGGAAAGATTTGATTGCTTTTTGTCAGCGGATGCAGCCTGACTATAAGGTTGGCAGACACCACAAAGTGCTTGCTACGTTATTGATGGAAATTGCAGACGGCAAGAAAGATCGTATATGCGTCAACATCCCGCCCCGTCATGGCAAGTCCCAGTTGGTCTCCATATACTTTCCGGCGTGGTTCTTGGGTAAATATCCCAATAAGAAAGTCTTGATGGTGTCCCATACGACCGATTTGGCGGTGGATTTTGGTCGAAAAGTGCGAAATATCATCGATTCTGACCTATATAAGAGCATTTTCCCCACAGTTACTCTTGCTTCCGACTCAAAATCGGCGGGACGTTGGAATACTAACTCTGGCGGCGAATACTACGCCTGCGGCGTAGGCTCTGCGCTGGCTGGACGCGGTGCAGACTTGCTATTAGTAGACGACCCGCACTCGGAACAAGATGTTTTGAATGGCAATTTTGATGTTTTTGAAAAAGCCTATGAGTGGTTTACCTACGGCGCACGAACTCGTTTGATGCCGGGGGGCCGCGTTGCTATTGTGCAGACTCGTTGGCATATGGACGACCTGACAGGGCGTGTAACACGTGATATGGCCCTTAATGAGCAGTCAGATCAGTATGAAGTGGTCGAATTTCCGGCTATTTTGGACATAGATGACCCGGAAACAGGGGAAGTAATTGAAAAAGCCCTCTGGCCTGATTGGATGTCGCTTGAAACACTGTATAAAACCAAGGCATCAATGCCTTTATTTCAGTGGAACTCGCAATATCAGCAGCAACCAACCGCTGAAGAGGCCGCAATTGTCAAACGGGAGTGGTGGAATTGGTGGGAACCTGAAAAACCGCCCAAATGTGAATACATAATCATGTCATTGGACGCTGCAGCGGAAAAAAACAACCGTGCTGACTTCACTGCAATTACGGTATGGGGCATTTTCTTTCATGAACCGAGCAATAACCACCAGATTATCCTGCTTAACTCCATAAAACAACGGGTGGAGTTCCCGGAACTTAAGGTATTGGCGCTTGAACAGTATAAATTTTGGACTCCCGATGCGTTTATTGTGGAGAAAAAGTCTAGCGGCACCCCGCTCTACCAAGAACTTCGCCGGATAAATATACCTGTACAGGAATATACTCCACATCGGGGCACAGGAGATAAGTTAGCGCGTCTTAACTCAGTTGCGGATATTATACGGTCTGGGTTAGTGTGGGTGCCACAAACTCGGTGGGCTGAAGAGCTTGTTGAGGAGGTAGCGGGGTTCCCATTTATGAGCCATGATGACTTGGTTGACTCAACGGTAATGGCATTAATGCGGTTTAGGCAAGGCGGCTTTATTCGCCTGCCAACTGATACACCCGAAGAGACTAAATACTTCAAATCAAAGCGGCGTCAAGCATACTACTAAGGATAAATTATGGCAACAAACATGGACAAAGGCTTGTATCAGGCTCCGCAGGGTTTGGATGAGACGACTGAAGAAAGTATTAGTATTGATATCGTTGATCCCGAGATGGTTACACTGGACGACGGCAGCGTTGAAATAACATTAATTCCAGACGCCGAAGAAGATGAGAGCGAGTTTGACGAGAATATCGCTGACACAATGAATTCAAGCGAATTATCCACATTTGCCAGTGATTTAATTGAAGAGATTGATGCCGACCTAAACGCTCGAAAAGAATGGGCAGATACCTTTGCCAAAGGGTTGGAAGTAGTAGGGTTTAAATATGAGGAAAGAACCCAGCCGTGGGACGGGGCTTGTGGGGTGTATTCCACCGTGTTGGCAGAAGCAGCTATCCGGTTCCAAGCCGAGACCATGAGCGAGACCTTTCCGGCTTCTGGGCCGGTAAAAACTAAAATTCTAGGCAGGGTCACCAAAGAGAAAGAAGAAGCTTCGCTTCGCGTGAGCGAGGACATGAATTATCAGTTGACCGAAAGAATGATTGAGTATCGCAGTGAGCATGAGCGAATGCTCTACAGCCTTGGTCTGGCTGGCTCCGCTTTTAAGAAGGTCTACTACGACCCAACCCTTGAGCGTCAAGTGTCTCTTTACGTCCCAGCAGAGGACGTGATTGTGCCTTATGGTGCATCTCATATTGAGATGGCTGAACGCGTTACACACATCATGCGGAAAACCAAGAATGAGGTTAAAGAGCTTCAAGTCAGCGGTTTTTACAGAGATGTTGAGTTGGGAGAACCACAGACGTTCTTCAGTGACATTGAGAAGAAAAAAGCTTCAGAAGGCGGATACACATTATCAAATGACGACCGCTACACCTTGTATGAAATCCACGTTGATTGCTGTTTGCCGGGTATTGACGAGGAGAGTAAAGATGAGGACATGGAGCTTGCCAAGCCTTATGTCGTGACTATAGAGAAAGGCACTGGAGAGGTTTTAGCTATCCGGCGTAATTGGGAACCGGACGACACCCTGAAAATGAAACGCAACCACTTTGTGCATTATGTCTATGTGCCGGGGTTTGGGTTTTACGGTCTGGGGTTAATTCATATCATTGGTGGATATGCTCGGGCAGGAACGGCAATTATCAGGCAATTAGTCGATGCGGGAACTTTATCAAACTTGCCGGGTGGATTGAAATCAAGAGGTCTACGTGTAAAGGGTGACGATACACCGATTGCTCCGGGTGAGTTCAGGGATGTGGATGTACCCAGTGGGGCTATTAAAGACAACATCATGACGTTGCCCTACAAGGAGCCGTCACAAGTCTTGGCTAGTTTGTTGGATAAGATCACGGACGAGGGTCGTCGTCTCGGGGCTATTAGTGATATGAACATCTCCGACATGAGCGCACAGGCTCCTGTAGGAACAACTCTAGCCCTGTTAGAAAGAACTCTAAAGCCAATGGCTGCTGTTCAAGCTCGGGTTCACTTTGCCATGAAGCAGGAGTTTAAACTTCTCAAAGGAATTATTTCTGACTTTGCGCCGGAAGAGTATCAGTATGAGCCGGAGACAGGCGTTTCTCGCGCTCGTAAGGCCGATTACAAGATGGTTGATGTCATACCGGTCAGCGACCCCAACAGCAGCACGATGGCTCAACGGGTGGTGCAGTATCAAGCTGTTTTCCAAATGGCGCAGCAAGCGCCGCAGATATATGACCTGCCATACCTACACAG